CATTGACAAATGTTAATATAAGTGTAGACTGTAAGAGAGCTTGGGAAAGTACACCATATAGTGGTGAAGGTTGGTATGTTGTACCTCTCAATGTTCGATGGTACGCCTACACCAGCGTTTAATTTAAGGAGTTTGAGGTAATGAATAAAGGGTACAAAGTTAGATTATACCCAAGCAAACAACAAGAATCTCAAATAAATTCAAGTATAGACTGTTCTAGGTTTATTTACAATGTTATGTTAGCTGAGCATATAGATGTATACAATCAGTTACAAGATAGTAAAGAGGAATTATATACTCATAAGTACATAACTGAAAAAGAATATAAAGAAAAGTATGTGTGGTTAAAAGAAGCTTCTTCTTGGGCATTAAGTGAGTCACGTAGAAATCTTGATAAAGCCTATAAAAATTTTTATAGAAATATAAAGAAGGGGGTAAAAGGAGGCTTTCCTAAATTTAAGAACAAGAAGGCAGTTAAGTGGTGTTATACCGAGAACCAACAGAAAGTGTATATAGAGATAAAAGGAAATAAAATTAAACTGCTTAAAATGGGATGGGTAACTTTTAGGGGGTTGTCTGACAGTTTTCAAGGCGTGATAAAAGCAGTTACTGTTACTAAAACAAGAACCAATAAATATTTTGCTTCTATTTTAATCGAGTGTGACGATGTAAAAAAAGAAAGAGTTTCGGACAACATTGTAGGGATTGATTTAGGGCTAAAAGAATTGGCAGTTTGTAGTAATGGAGAATTTATTCAAGGTATTAGAGGCAAAATGACAGAGATAGAAAATAGAATAAAGCAACAGCAACGTCATTTATCAAGAAAGAAATTAGGTAGTAACAGATACAATAAATGTAAATTACGATTAAATAAATTGTGGGAGTATAGGGCAAATTATTTAGATCATTTTCAATGGCATTTAGTAAATAAACTTTGTAGTGAAAATCAAGCTATAGGGATAGAAAATTTAAATGTTAGCGGGATGGGAAAAAATAGAAAACTAGCTCATGCTATTCAGAATATTAATTGGAGTAGCCTTCTTATTAAACTAGAGCAAAAAGCAATTGAATATAACACAATAGTATATAGGGTTGATAGGTGGTTTCCATCTACAAAATTATGTAGTAGCTGTGGTGCATTGCATGAAATGTGTTTAAGTGATAGAATATACTCATGTGGTTGTGGAAACAAAATGGATAGGGATTTAAATGCGAGTATTAATATTCGTAATGAAATGTTAAATAATATACCGTTGAAGAACAGCGATTACAAACGTGGAGAGACAGTAAAACCAGTGAGACTTAATTATGAAAGCAATGGTAGTTTTGTTGAAGCGTTAACTATGAAAATTGCGTAAATTACTTAGGCAATAAGAATAGATTTTGGCAGTAGAGTGTAGGTGACAGTTAGCTGGTACGCATATACATCAATATAAAAAATTTTAGCTTTGGAGGCATAAAATGAGTGAGTTTAGTTCAGGGTCACAGAGAGACCTATATTATAAAGAAGAGACAGTATATGGTGTAGTTGAAGGTGGAGTAGCTACAGGATTTACTGAAATACGAAATACTGAGGATTCTATCAGTTTAGTGCGTGATAATTTCGTATCAGATGAGAGACGCGGTGACAGAGGTATCCACGACATGAGGTTGGGAAATAAACAGCCCGCAGGGGATATCGGGTTTGAGTTTAGTTATGAGGCATTTGATGACTTTTTAGAAGGTGCACTTTGTAGTGATTGGGGGGCAACTACTGCTAATGTATTGGAGAAGGGTGTTGTTTTTCATTCTTATTCAGTGGTAAAAGCTTTTTCTGATATTTTAGAGTATCAGTTGTATCCCGGTGGTGTAGTAAACACTATGTCTTTGGATATTAATCCAAATGCGATGGTAACGGGTTCATTTGGCATGATTTTTCAAGATATGTCTAATGGTACGGGGGTTTATGTAGATACCCCTGCGGCTTCAACTACCAACACACCTTTCGATGGTTTCACAGGTACAATAGAAGAGGGTACAGAAGCAGGGACAACAATAGCAGTTGTTTCTTCACTGAGTCTGAGTTTAGACAATGGATTTGAACGAAATTTTGTATTAATGAGTAATAAGAATCCACAGGTCACATGGGGAAAATCAAATGTAACAGGCAGTATGGTATTATATTTTGAAGACACCGATGAGTATGATAAATTTGTAAATGAAACAGAATCAGGCTTAACAATTACTTTAGAGGATTTACATACAGGAACATCAGGTAATAAATATAAAATTAGGCTTCCACGTATCAAATATACGAGTGCAGATGCTCCGGTAAACAGTGATGGTTCAGTTATGATTACTATGAATTTTCAAGCACTTGATGATGAATCAGTAGCTGACGGTGGGATAGCAACAAACATACAGATTACACGTATTGTTGCAGTAGCATAGGGGGTAGAGCATGAGCGATTTTAGTTCAGGGTCACAAAGAGACCTATTTTACACATTAGAAGATAGCTTTGGTTCAGGGCCTAGTGTTCTGAATATGGCTGAGATAAGGAATACTGAAGACTCTGTGAGTTTAGTACGAGACAATTTTGTTTCTGATGAACGGCGTGGTGACAGAGGTATTCATGATATGCGGTTAGGCAATAAACAGCCTGCCGGTGACATGGGATTTGAATTAAGTTTTGATGAATATGATAGATTGATGCCATTAGCACTTTGTAGCGATTTATCTGCAAATGGTATTACTACTACGAATATGACAGCCACTTATATAGATGCACCTACAGGAGTTATGACTTCAACAGGTGAAACATTTGTAACAAAGGGATTTGAAGTAGGGGATAAAGTAGTTACAACGGGTTGGAGTGATGGTGGAAACAATGGCACATTTACTATAAATGCAGTTACTGAAGAGACTATGACGCTTTCACCTATTACCGGTTTAGTAACAGTGGCAGCAGGAGATGCAGAAGCAACAGTAGATTTAGCGGCATGGAGTCCATGGACAGCACCTTATACTGATTTATCGGTATCGGTAGTAGCTACGATAACAGTAAATACATTTGTAAGAGCAAGTGGTAGTTGGATAACAGACGGCGTAAGAGTTGGGGATGCAATAACAACCACAACTTTTGATGTTGAAGCAGGAAACAATTTAACTACTTATGTAACTGCTTTATCAGCATTGACTATGACGGTAGCAGGAGCACTTACAACTGCTATTGCAGATGTAGGGGTTTTCAACACAACTGCAAGAGAAATCAAGAAAGGAACAACGGTAAGAAGTTTAGTTCTTGAAAAGGCCTTTACAGACATAGCGGAATATCAGAAATACACGGGTGGGATTGTAAACACGTTGTCATTAGACATCAATCCAAACGCAATTGTAACAGGCTCCTTTGGGATGCTTTTCAAAGATGCGGTAAACAGTACATCAGCATACCATAGTGGAACCCCTGTAGCAACAAGCACCAACAGACCTTTTGATGGATTTAGTGGGTATATAAATGAAGCAAATGCCGCAAACGCACTTGCAAGTGGATTAAGCATTAGTTTAGACAATGGATTTGAACGAAACTTTGTATTAATGGCAAATACTTGTCCACAAATGACAAGTGGTAAATCAAACGTAACAGGGAGTATAACTTATTACTTTCCTGATCAGACGCTTTACAACAAGTTTGTTAATGAAACAGAATCTAGTTTAGAGGTACGACTAGTAGATGATGACTTAGAAGGATTTATTGTTACATTACCAAGAATCAAATACACCAGTGCGGATACACCAATCAACAGTGATGGAGCTGTTATAAACACAATGAATTTTCAAGCACTTGATGACTCAACAGAAGCATCAAACATAATTATTAGGAGACAACCTACGGCATAGTTTGTGGGTATAGATATTAAACAATAGGAGAAACAGATGGTAGATTTAAGTGGATTTTCGGTAAAAGAATTATCGAACGAAGGCGTAGAATTTAAACTTATGGACGACTTTGGCATAATTGTCGAAGCAGGTGAAGAGGTTCCAATTGACTTCGTTCTATATGGGGCTGATGCAAAGAAAGTTTCAAAAGCACGAGCTGTATACAATGCTGTGTTAGAGATTAAGAATGTCAAACCACACAAGAAAGAAGCGGCATCGATGGTATTTATCGGCGCATGTGTAAAATCATGGACTGATTTCAAATATGCAGGTGGAGATGTGGTAAATGGTGATGTGAATGCGTTAACAGCATTTTTAGAAGATTGCCCGATGTTCAGAGATCAGATTATCGAATTTGTATTTGAGCGTGAACATTTTTTAGCTCGCTGAGACAGCAATTACACGAGGCTGTCGATGCAAAAATAGAACTAACGTACCCAAGAAAAGACGGTACTATAGCATATGATCATCTTATACAGGTAGAAAAATCAACAGGGAAACGGGATACTTTATTAGATAAGGTATCCCCTCCTATATGCTATGCAGATATTTGGGAAATGTATTGGAGAATTAGGAGAGGGGAGGCTTTGCAATGTAGTGAAATACTTGCATATAGAACCTTAACGGATGAAGAAATAGGAAGGTATGAGACAAATTTGTTGTTGATGATAGATGGTTTCGTTGCTTCTAAAATGGAAGAGAAACGAAAATCCTCTAGTTAAATAAAGGGTAGGTTATGGCTGAAGAGAGAAATGTTCTCATATTTGAGATAAAAAAGATTGGTGTTGACGCCGCCAATAAAGCTTTAAAAGAATACGTAAAACTCTCTAAAGAAGCAGATGCTGTTAAGAACAAATCTTCTGATGGTGGTAAGACTCCTTTTACTAAAGCCGCTTCAGAAGCAGGACAATACGGTTCTGCACTAGAAAAATTAAATTCAATTCAAAAAACCTCTATGAGCATTGAAGAAAAGCTTGCAGGTGTAAAAGCTTCATATATTTCTAAGATACATGAATATAATGCGGCAATAAAGAAAGGTGTTGGTGTTGCAGAGAGTCAGCTCATACAATCACAAAAACACAATGAGCATTTAAAAGGGCAAGTTGCGAGAATAGATAATGTACGTTCAGCAGAGATATTATTGCAGAATACTTTCAAAGCAGGACTTCAGGTATTCCAAGAACATAGTGACGCTATTACTCTAATGAATCAACGTATTGACAGTTTAAATCCCGGTGTAAAACGGCTTACTGAAGTGTGGCATGCAAAAACAGCAAATGAGCTATTAGGGGCTAAAGCTACACGAGAAGCAGATATGGCAATTGGTATGCTTGAAAAGACACTCAAAGGGACTACCGATGCGTTAAAACGTCAAGAGATTCAAGAAAAGATAGCTATATTAACACAAAAGAAAGCAACCGCAGGGGTGTTACAGAACGTACAGGCACAAAAACTGTGGAGAGATCAAGAAGCTAGTAAAACTCGTATTATTACACAGGCTAATGATGTATTGAAGAAATACAACTTAACCCTGAGAACAATGGATAAAGAGTTAAAAGTAGCTAAAGATGGTGTTGCTAAACTCACAGTTATGTTTCGACAAGAGAATAGTATTATTGATGGAGCTAGTAGTGTTTTAGCAACATATGATAAGCGCTTGATAAAAGTACGTACTGCTATTAGTAAAAGCACTGATGCACTTAAAACAGAGGCACTAGCATTAAGAGAAAAGGCACTTGTTGAAGCACGTGGGAACACAGTATTAGCTAAAAGAACAGCACTAATGAAACTCGCAAACATTCAGCAGAAACAGTCAAAGTTTTTGTTAAAAGACGCGAGTATAGCAATACTAACCTATAATGACAAGATAAAGACACTTGTTAAGCGTATTCAAGACGAGTACAATGTCGTAAAAAAAGTCACAGCCGCCAATAAAGCATTAAGAGAGGCACGTATTTTGGGCGCAAGTCTAGCAACTCATTATGCTGATGCGTTGGATAAAGTTGAAAAAGAGTTGAAACAGAATCTTACTGCCGAGCGCCGTTTGGCATTAGAGATGAAACGTGATGCAATTGTACAAGCAAACAGAATAGCGATGACTGCAAAAGAGAATGGGTTAAATCAAATCAGGAGAAAGAAAATAGAGGCGTTGTCTAAAGCTTTCTCAAGTGCAAGTCAGTCCATGATACGATTTGGACGAGCTATGTCTAGGTATGTAACAACTACTATGGTTGCGGCATTGGCTCAAGGGGTAAGGTTTGCGGCAAACATTGAAGCACAAACAGTACGATTTGGTGTATTGACCGGTAGTTTGGAAAAAGGCTCACGATTGTTCCAAGAGATAATTGCATTTAGTGCAAAGACACCGTTTTTACTACCTCAGTTAGATGAAGCCGCACAGGTGCTATTGGCATTTGGTTCACCGCTAAGAGACGTAATGAATGAGTTACGGATGTTAGGTGACGTAGCACAGGGTGATGCACAAAAACTAGAGCGTATTGCTACTAGTTTTGGTAAAGTACGTGCTCGTGGTACTGCTCATATGAGAGAGTTAAATCGTTTCATCATGAGTGGTGTACCTATTATCAGTGAGTTGAATAAACAATTAGGTTTAACAGGAAATGAATTATTCACTATGATTCAAAAGAATTTAATTAGTTTTGCCAACATCAATAAAGCTTTTAAGAGTATGACATCAGAGGGTGGTAAATTCTATAAGATGACTGAAACCGTTGCTAAAACACTTCAAGGTCGATTTAGTACATCTGTAGATAATATGAATTTGAACTTAGCACGACTAATGGAAGATTTTACACCTTGGTTAAAAGGAATACTAGAACAGTTTATTGATTGGTCACAGGCTTTTCGTATACTTGATAGTGATGCACGTAAAACTATTGTTACTGTAATGGCGGTTGCGGCATCTATTGGCCCATTAAGCATAGCACTTGGTGGATTACTGAAAATGATGTCACTCACACTTTGGGGCACTCCTTTTGGGCTCATTCTTGCAGGAATAGCCGCAGTAGCAGGTGTAGTGGCTTGGGTTGTCTTAAAAGATAAAATGCAAGGTATTAATGACACAGCAGAGAAGTTAAAAGACAACACAGAGAGTTTAACTAACGCGCAGGTATTTCAGCGTGACATGATTCCCGGACTATCTTTACAAATGTATGATTTAGCAAAAAGCTATGAT